GCCTGGTTTATCCAGGCCGCAAAGCATTTAAGGAAAGGCCGCAAGGCGCAAGGCGCAAGGCCGCAAGACATACGAAAAACTTACAAGCCTTAATAATTATTTACTTGTGTTCTACATACAATCGTTTAGGATAATCTTGAGACAGTAGAAAGGATATCTCATGACTAACTTTAAAGAATACATGGTTCAAGAATATCAAATGGCAGATACTAGAGCCTTCGATCTGGACCTAGCAATTGACAAGTTGCACAGCGCACTTGCTCAAATGGACCACTACAATCTTGGAATAATTCAAAAACATTTCCCGGGCCTATTGAATGCCGCGTCACTATGGGCAGATCAAAACCCGGGCATGAATAACTTTAAAGGCGACCAATGAAGAGCGCCATTTTATATGAAGGGCCAAGTCTATTAGACGATAAGCCCATAGTAGTTGTTGCGGTTTATTCAGACCGCAACACAAAAACCGGGCATGTGGTCCAGACATACATTTTATGTAAGGATCTAAACCCAATGGAAGCAAGCAAGACGGGCGCAGATTTTTCTATTTGTGGCTCTTGCATCATGCGTGGCGAAGCAACGACGGACCCCAAGCGCAAACTTGCAAAGGGCCGTCGCTGCTACGTCAAACTATTTCAAGGTCCTTTGATTGTTTGGAAGTCCTACAAGGCCGGGCGATATCAACCCGGCAATGCAACGGACATGGGCCGGGGCCGATTTGTAAGGCTTGGAACATACGGGGACCCGGCAGCGGTTCCACAATATGTCTGGAACAATCTGTTAAAAGAAGCTTCGACCTGGACAGCATACACACACCAGCCAGGCGAAATGTCCGAGATCTGCATGCAGTCAGCGGATACTTACCAGGAAGCACAAGAACATTGGGCCGCTGGTCGTCGTACTTTCCGGGTAATCAAAGATCTATTGGACCTGGACAAAGCAAACGAGATCCTTTGCCCGGCCTCAAAAGAAGCGGGTCGCCGGGTCCAATGCACAGCTTGCAAACTTTGCAAGGGATCTAGTAAAGCAAAATCAATCGCAATAGTGGAGCATTAAAAATGTATAATAAAGAAACCAAATGTAATGAAGTATGCACAAGCTGTAATACTGAAATAAATTGTTGGGATTACATCTGCCAAGATTGCCATACCTGGGCATCACAATATGCACAGGAAGACGGGATTAGCGAACAAGAGTGGAGGGACTGGTACGAGCGACCCTACCATCAAGTAAGATAAAATATTAAGGGGCTTCGGCCCCTTCCCTTTTGTCCAGGCTATCGCTATCATGGTCCAAGGCGCAAGGCGCAGGGCGCAAGATACCCTCAAGAGTGGGACGCAAGGCGCAGAACAAGGGCGCAAGGCCCTCGAACCGAGAACCAAGGGCGCAAGACAGGCCGCAGGACGACAGAGCGGCCCCCTGATCACCCCTAAATAAAATTAGGTCTCGCTCCTTGGCCCTCTTTACTAAGAAGAAACTGGCCCCTCCTCGAGCGTAATAGGCCATATTCCAAGCAACTTGGTGAGGAGATATATTTACCTTGTTGCTTTTTGCTACCTTCAACTCCATCCAGAAGGGCAACCCATCCCAGACCATGTGCACATCGGGCACACCACCGCCATGCTTGTTCTCAATCCTAGTAGCAAAACATTTTTTAGGTAGGTTCGTCCTGATCGATTGCCAGAAGTTCGCCTCTGGTCCCTTGCTCATCTGTTACATCCTCCGCTGTCCCATCAATCACAAAAGCTTGTGGGTATTGTTTTTGTAAGGAGGCCAGTCGAGCAGTGATCTCATCTCTAGACAGTTGGTCAATCGTGTTGATCGTTTCGCGTCTATCGATGGTCAGTCCACCAAGTGCAGACCTTATCTTCTCTGCATTGATAGCGGCAGAAAATTGTCCTGCATCCTCGGCTCCAAGTGACAGCTTGTGCAACCGCTCGAGTTGTCCAAGAGTTGTAACGCCATACCGTCTCTCTCTTTCGTCTCTCAGTTCTTGGATGTACTCAACCACATGTGGATAGTCTCGACCATTCAAAAGAACAGAAGCTTGTTTGTTGGCAAGGTCAGGGGTGTACCCTGCCTTCCTTGCACATTCAGTATTGGAATATATCCCCTCCACAATGTGTCTTGCAAAAGTTCTTTGACGGTTAGTTAATTGGCGACCATGTTCTTTTTCAATAGATTTTGCTACGCTCGGCATACGTCCCTCATTTGTATGTTAATCACAACTTAATCCAATAAATAATTTTTATCAATCAGTTCTATATAGCGGTTTTCTTCCCAGAAGTGTACTCACTGTACTCACTTTGTACTCAGGACAGGGCAGTTTGAACCATATATACTTGACTTGAGTACGTTTGAGTACGCTGAGTACACTAAATTTGAATGAAAAAAAAAAAAAAACAAAAAATCTCGCTAGATGTGTCTATAGTGTACTCACTGTCCTCAGAATAATACTTGACTATCTATTGGATTGGTATAGATTGGGGGTATTCAACAAGTAATACAGAAGGGATCTAATGAAATGAAAGTACTTATTGGTTGCGAAACATCAGGTACAGTACGCGATGCATTTTTGAGAATGGGCCATGATGCGTGGTCCTGTGATATCTTACCGTCGGATCGTCCGACTAATCGTCACATTCAGGATGACATTCGAAACGTGATGAATGATGACTGGGATCTGTTGGCTGTGATGCATCCACCATGCACGAGGTTGTGCAATTCTGGTGTGCGTTGGTTACACAAGGCTCCACCTAATCGTACGTTGGATGAGATGTGGCAAGAACTTGAGGAGGGTGCTGAATTGTTTTCAGATGTGTGGAACGTGAAGCACATACCGATGGTCGCGGTTGAAAATCCTGTGATGCATAAGCATGCGAAGGTTAGGATTAAGAACTACGAGCCGTTTGCTCAGAGCATACAGCCTTGGGAGTTTGCGGAGGCTGATGACAGTGATGACAATGTAAAGAAGCGCACATGTTTATGGTTGCGTAATTTACCTAAGTTGGTTCGGACTGGGAGTTTGGACGGATCGACGGCACGAGATGAGTGTCACAAGTTACCACCGAGCGCGGACCGTTGGAAGCTGCGTTCTAAATTTTATCAAGGCATTGCGGATGCGATGGCAACACAGTGGGGAGCATTAGTATGATACAAGAGTACAAGATAGGAGCGAACCGTGGTCGTCCTCGCATTTGGTTGGAGGGTAAGCGGTTGACTGCGGTGGGTATTGGTCGCGGTGACAGGTTTAGAACTCACAAGGTTGATGGCGGTGTGAACATTGCGATTGATCATGATGGCAGACGCAAGGTGTCTGGCAAGGGAGATCGTCCGATCATTGACATCGTTGGTTCGGACGTAAAGTACTGGGGTTTTGATATCGGAGACGATGTTGAGGTCACATACAACTACAAGTGGATTTTTATCAGGAGGAAAGAGAATGCCTAATCATTGTTATCAACAGGTCTATGTTGAGGGACCAAACTTTTTGGTGCGTCAGTTGTGGGATGGATTGACTGGAAACGGTTACAATCCGCAGAACAATGGATGCGCCAACAACCCACAGTTCTGTCAGTTGGTTGTGCCTATGCCGTTCGAGCAGTGGGCTACACCTAACAAAAGCAAACGAATGTCACCGTTCAATAACGAAAGGGTTGAGGTTGCAGGTTGGTATGACTGGCGTTGCGAGAACTGGGGCACGAAGTGGGATGTCGTCGATGTTGAGATCGAGGAGGAACTTACTAGTGATCAAGGTTTAATCGCGGATAAGTTTTATGATGGTAATACTAGGTCATGGTTCGCGTTCCGTTGTTGGACGGCATGGGCACCACCTACTCCAGTGTGGGACAAGCTACAGAAGATGGGCGTCAGGATTAAGGCTACCTATCAGGACGAAGGTGGTATGTTCGAGGGCGAGTACATCAACGGTTATGATCGTTCGTGGGAACCAGAGTTCGAGGAAGAGGAGGAAGCAGTCGATGCCTAGAGTTAGAGCGAAGGCGGATATGATTTCGTTTATGGAGTGGGAGGGTGAAGTGCCTGACGACATTCCAGAGAATGAGATTTGGTATTGGATCAAGAACAACATCGATGGTGGTGATTTTTATGAACCAGATCCATTGGATGGCGATTGGGTCTGGGGCACAGACGTAGAGATACTGGAGGATGAAGATGATAGTTGACGTTCGAAGTCCTGTGTCGGGTTACATTATGATCAACGGCTACACTATTTATGTCGAGGTCAGTGAAGCGACGGACAACAAACCGCACATACGTTACTGGGGAAAGGGAGAAGAAGATGACGGATCGTGAGATGGAAGACATGTTGGATGAGATATTCCGCAGGGTATTTAAGGAGGATTGGTGATGGAAATACAATTAGAGTTGGACCTCGATCACGAGGATAGCTTGAATGATTGGGCAGTTAAGCTTGCTGATGATGACATAGCTACAGGCTATCACACAAACTGGGATCATGCATACATGTGTGCGTGGGATAGTTTAGATGCTGAATACAACTACGAAATAGTTAGACCATAGGAGGTGGAGTGATGGGTAAAGTAAAAGCATGGGCCATGGACCGAGAGGAGAGGGCCGCTGATCGCGGTTCGGCTGATCGGTATTATGGTCGGGAGCCAGTGCCACATATTTGGTTGGACAACCTGGGTGTGAACTTTGTGACGGAGGACGACATGACTGTTGAAGAGGTTGATGCGTACTTCGAGGGATGGTGGAATGAGGAAGACAGAAAGGATTGGGGCTGATGGTTAAGTGGGATTTATCTAAGCTTGAAGAGAAGTTCATGCCCAAGGACATAGGAGATTTTGTCTGGGCTGTATCGGGATTGACCGAGGTTATTGGTGAGATGTTCACGACTTCGAGTGACGGAGGGCGCATCGTGTCATGGTGGGATGGAGAGGACGGCTACTTTCTGACGCTCGTTC